ATTCGTCACATTGTCGGTATTGAAACGAAAAACTGGCGTAACGACACAAACAAAATGTTATCTGCGATTGCACAACATTTAGGTGGCGGAGCAATGCACCAGAAAGTTAAGTCTGAAGCATATAAAGCTTTAGAAGAAAAAGGACGCTGTAATTTAAAAATTCGTATGCAGAACCGCAAAGGCAAAATGCTAGCGAATGGTGCAACGAAAACCCAGATTAACAAGTTGTCAAAATTAGATGTGATTACTGATGAACCTAGATTGGTTGAGATATACATTTCAGTGATTAAGAGTATGGCGATTAAATACGGTGTAGATATTAGCCAATTTGAAATTTAAACAAACATCTTAAAAGGAGGAACAACAAATGTTACAAAAATTTAGAATCGCTAAAGAAAAAAGTAAATTAAAACTCAATTTACTAAAACATGCAAACAGTAATTTAGAAACAAGAAACAACCCTGAACTGTTGCGAGCAGTTGCAGAGTTGCTTAAAGAGATTAATCGATAAATTCTATGAATTCGATTTTAGCTGAAGCGATAGCTACTATTTTGTCTCCAACAAAAGTATATGAGCCATTAGTGAACAAGGAACTTTTAATTTTTTCTTTTGATATTTCAACAGTTCCGCGATGACCTGACTTTATCACTTTTTCTAAATTATCGATTTCAACAAATTTATCATTAGAAAGATATAAACAAGCTTTCATACTTATCACCTCCTTAGGTTGATAACAACATTATACATGAAAGGAGCATAAACATTATGCAAGAATTACAAACATTTAATTTTGAAGAATTACCAGTAAGGACATTAGAAGTTGACGGAGAACCATATTTCGTTGGTTCAGACATCGCAAAAATATTAGGGTATCAAAAACCACAAAACGCAATAGCGACACATGTAGATTCAGAAGACAAAACCACTACCTTGATTCAGGGCACTGGTTCTAACTACAAATCAAACGCAGTGATCATCAACGAATCAGGGTTATACAGTTTAATCTTTTCTAGCAAATTAGAAAATGCGAAGCGGTTCAAACGTTGGGTAACTTCGGAAGTTTTGCCAACATTAAGAAGAACAGGAACATACCAAACAAAACCGCTAACTACATCGGAACAAATTCAATTAATCGCACAAGGAAACACAGAATTAGATGAACGAGTTACTAAAATTGAAGAAACATATCCAATCATGCACGGAGAAGCGAAACATATCCAAAAGTTAGTAGCTCAAAAAGTTGCGGAGATTGTTAGAAACAAATTCAACGGATACTACGACCAAGTATCAAGAAAGTTGTTCGCAGAAATATATAAAAGTATTAAAAATATTTTCGACGTACCGAGTTACAACTGTATACCTCGAGGACGTTATCAAGAAGCAATTAAGTTTGTACAAAGATGGCAACCGTCATACGAAACAACGTACCAGTTAGAAATGAAATTAACGGAATAGGGGAGGTCAACAAAATGCCACCGCACATTCAACAAATGCTATTCGACTTTGCATTAGAGAGAGGATATATAGACATGATTATAAAAATGAAAGAAGAGGAGAATGCCAAATGAGTAACATTTATAAAAGCTACCTAGTAGCAATACTATGCTTCACAGTCTTAGCAATTGTGCTTATGCCATTGCTGTACTTCACTACAGCATGGTCAATCGCGGGATTCGCAAGTATAGCGACATTCATATTTTATAAGGAATACTTTTATGGAGAATAAAAAAACTGCTACTTGCGCCAACAAGTAACAGTATCAAGCACTTAAGAAAAATTTCAAGTTAAATATAAAACGAAAAACGGAGGAAGTCAAGATGTATTACGAAATAGGCGAAATCATACGCAAAAATATTCATGTTAACGGATTCGATTTTAAGCTATTAATTTTAAAAGGTCATATGGGCATATCAATACAAGTTAAAGATATGAACAACATACCAATTAAACATGCTTATGTCGTAGATGAGAACGACTTAGATATGGCATCAGACTTATTTAACCAAGCAATAGATGAATGGATTGAAGAACACACAGACGAACAGGACAGACTAATTAACTTAGTCATGAGATGGTAGGAGGTCGCTATGAAGCAGACTGTAACTTATCTAATCAAGCATAAAGATGAAAATCTATTTATTACAAACCGACCAACCGAAGTGAACGATACAGTGAAGTATTCAACTGATATGCGAGACGCAAGAGAATTCGACGGACTAGACAAAACTGTTATTGATATGTCTAAGCACAAAGCAATCAAGAAAACAGTGACAGAAACAATTGAGTATGAGGAGGTAGAACATGACTGAGGAAAAACAAGAACCACAAGAAAAAGTAAGCATACTCAAAAAACTAAAGATAAATAATATCGCTGAGAAAAATAAAAGGAAATTCTATAAATTTGCAGTATACGGAAAAATTGGCTCAGGAAAAACCACGTTTGCTACAAGAGATAAAGACGCTTTCGTCATTGACATTAACGAAGGTGGAACAACGGTTACTGACGAAGGATCAGACGTAGAAATCGAGAACTATCAACACTTTGTTTATGTTGTAAATTTTTTACCTCAAATTTTACAGGAGATGAGAGAAAACGGACAAGAAATCAATGTTGTAGTTATTGAAACTATTCAAAAACTTAGAGATATGACATTGAATGATGTGATGAAAAATAAGTCTAAAAAACCAACGTTTAATGATTGGGGAGAAGTTGCTGAACGAATTGTCAGTATGTACAGATTAATAGGAAAACTTCAAGAAGAATACAAATTCCACTTTGTTATTACAGGTCATGAAGGTATCAACAAAGATAAAGATGATGAAGGTAGCACTATCAACCCTACTATCACTATTGAAGCGCAAGAACAAATTAAAAAAGCTATTACTTCTCAAAGTGATGTGTTAGCTAGGGCAATGATTGAAGAATTTGATGATAACGGAGAAAAGAAAGCTAGATATATTCTAAACGCTGAACCTTCTAATACGTTTGAAACAAAGATTAGACATTCACCTTCAATAACAATTAACAATAAGAAATTTGCAAATCCTAGCATTACGGACGTAGTAGAAGCAATTAGAAATGGAAACTAAAAATTAATTAAAAGGACGGTATTTAATTATGAAAATCACAGGACAAGCGCAATTTACTAAAGAAACAAATCAAGAAAAGTTTTATAACGGCTCAGCAGGGTTTCAAGCTGGAGAATTCACAGTGAAAGTTAAAAATATTGAATTCAATGATAGAGAAAATAGATATTTCACAATCGTATTTGAAAATGATGAAGGCAAACAATATAAACATAATCAATTTGTACCGCCGTATAAATATGATTTCCAAGAAAAACAATTGATTGAATTAGTTACTCGATTAGGTATTAAGTTAAATCTTCCTAGCTTAGATTTTGATACCAATGATCTTATTGGTAAGTTTTGTCACTTGGTATTGAAATGGAAATTCAATGAAGATGAAGGTAAGTATTTTACGGATTTTTCATTTATTAAACCTTACAAAAAGGGCGATGATGTTGTTAACAAACCTATTCCGAAGACAGATAAGCAAAAAGCTGAAGAAAATAACGGGGCACAACAACAAACATCAATGTCTCAACAAAGCAATCCATTTGAAAGCAGTGGCCAATTTGGATATGACGACCAAGATTTAGCGTTTTAAGGTGTGGTTTAAATGCAATACATTACAAGATACCAGAAAGACAATGACGGCACTTATTCCGTCGTCGCTACTGGTGTTGAACTTGAACAAAGTCACATTGACTTACTAGAAAACGGATATCCACTAAAAGCAGAAGTAGAGGTTCCGGATAATAAAAAACTATCTATAGAACAACGCAAAAAAATATTCGCAATGTGTAGAGATATAGAACTTCACTGGGGCGAACCAGTAGAATCAACTAGAAAATTATTACAAACAGAATTGGAAATTATGAAAGGTTATGAAGAAATCAGTCTGCGTGACTGTTCAATGAAAGTCGCAAGGGAGTTAATAGAACTGATTATAGCGTTTATGTTTCATCATCAAATACCTATGAGTGTAGAAACGAGTAAGTTGTTAAGCGAAGATAAAGCGTTATTATATTGGGCTACAATCAACCGCAACTGTGTAATATGCGGAAAGCCTCACGCAGACCTGGCACATTATGAAGCAGTCGGCAGAGGCATGAACAGAAACAAAATGAACCACTATGACAAACATGTATTAGCGTTATGTCGCGAACATCACAACGAGCAACATGCGATTGGCGTTAAGTCGTTTGATGATAAATACCACTTGCATGACTCGTGGATAAAAGTTGATGAGAGGCTCAATAAAATGCTGAAAGGAGAAAACAATGGGAGAAGTATCATGGATAAAACTTAAAGTTGGCATGTTTGATGACAGCAAAATCAAATATATCGAAGCTTTACCCGAAAGAGATACGATCATAACCATTTGGGTTAAGCTGCTAACTTTATCAGGAAAGTACAACGAACAAGGTTACATTATGTTATCTGAAAACTTGCCGTATAACGAAGAAATGTTAGCAAATGAGTTTAGCCGACCTATTAACTCAATAAGGTTAGCAATTCAAACTTTTGAGACATTGGGCATGATTGAAAAAGTTAATGGTGTCATAAAAGTGACAAACTGGGAAAAGCACCAAAACATCGAAGGACTCGAGAAAATCAGGGCGCAGAACAGGTTGAGGAAACAAAAGCAACGAGAAAACAACAGAAAATTGCTAAATGGTCACGTGACGTCACGTGACAGTCACGCAACAGAAGAAGATAAAGAATTAGATAAAGAATTAGAAAGAGATAAAGAAAAAGATATAGATAAGAACTTAAGTTCAAATAATAGCGCAACTGACGTTACGCATGAGCAATTTGAGGAATGGTGGAAACTTTACAACAAGAAAAAAGATAAGAAGATGTCTTTCACTAAATTCAAATCATGCTTAAAGAAACATACTTTTGAGCAAATCATGCAAGGTACTCGAGAATATTTAAAAACTATTACAGACAAACAATATCAAAAGTACCCTAAAACATTTTTAACTAACGAAAGCTATATGAATGATTATAGCGAAGAGATTAAAGAAACTGGCATAGATCAATTGGAACGTATGAAGTACGACGAAAGTTATTGGGACTAGGAGGATCTTATGAAACCGTTATTCAACGAAAAAATAAACGAGAGTTTAAAAAAATATCAACCAATCGAAGTAATACTAAGACAGAATTGCGATAAATGCGGGCATCAATATGACTTATATAAGTTTGAAAATGGATATGAATACAAAGACGGTTGCGAATGTGAAATTCAAAGATTGGCTTATGAAGAATACAAAAGGAATAAACAAAAGAAACTTGATTATATTTTCAATCAATCAAATGTTAATCCGTCTCTAAGAGATGCAACAGTTAACAACTATAAGCCACAAAATGAAAAACAAGTACACGCTAAACAAACAGCAATAGAGTATGTACAAGGTTTCTCTACAAAAGAACCAAAATCATTAATATTGCAAGGTTCATACGGAACTGGTAAAAGCCACCTAGCATACGCTATCGCAAAAGCAGTTAAAGCTAAAGGACATACGGTTGCTTTTATGCACATACCAATGTTGATGGATCGTATCAAAGCGACATACAACAAAAACGCAGAAGAAACTACAGACGAGTTAGTCAGATTGCTAAGTGATATTGATTTACTTGTACTAGATGATATGGGTGTAGAAAACACAGAACACACTTTAAATAAACTTTTTAGCATTGTTGATAACAGAGTAGGTAAAAACAACATCTTTACAACTAACTTTAGTGATAAAGAGTTAAATCAGAATACCAACTGGCAACGTATCAATTCGAGAATGAAACACAACTCTAGAAAAGTAAGAGTAATCGGAGACGATTTCAGGGAGCGAGACGCATGGTAACCAAAGAATTTTTAAAAACTAAACTTGAGTGTTCAGATATGTACGCTCAGAAACTCATAGACGAGGCGCAGGGCGACGAAAATAAGTTATATGACCTATTTGTCCAAAAACTTGCAGAACGTCACACACGCCCCGCTATCGTCGAATATTAAGGAGTGTTAAAAATGCCGAAAGAAAAATATTACTTATACCGAGAAGATGGCACAGAAGATATTAAGGTTATCAAACATGAAGACAACGTAAATGAAGTTTATTCGCTCACAGGAGCCCATTTCAGCGACGAAAAGAAAATTATGACTGATAGTGACCTAAAACGATTCAAAGGCGCTCATGGGCTTCTGTATGAGCAAGAGCTAGGATTACAAGCAACGATATTTGATATTTAGAGGTGGCACAGTGAGTAAATACAACGCTAAGAAAGTTGAGTACAAAGGAATTGTATTTGATAGCAAAGTAGAGTGCGAATATTACCAATATTTAGAAAGTAATATGAATGGCACTAACTATGACCATATAGAAATACAACCGAAATTCGAACTACAACCTAAATTTGGGAAACAAAGACCGATTACGTATATAGCTGATTTCTCTTTGTGGAAGGATGGCAAACTGGTTGAAGTTGTAGGCGTTAAAGGTAAGGCGACTGAAGTTGCCAACATCAAAGCGAAGATATTCAGATATCAGTATAGAGATGTGAATTTAACGTGGATATGTAAAGCGCCTAAATACACAGGTCAAGAATGGATAGCATATGAAGACTTAGTGAAAGTCAGACGTAAAAGAAAAAGAGAAATGAAGTGATTTAATGCAACAACAAGCATATATAAACGCAACGATTGATATAAGGATACCTACAGAAGTTGAATATCAGTATTTTGATGATGTGGATAAAGAAAAAGAATCGCTGGCAGATTACTTATATAACAATCCTGACGAAATACTAGAGTATGACAATTTAAAAATTAGAAATGTAAATGTAGAGGTGGAATAAATGGCGGGCATAAAAACGAAAGTGAGAATAGACGGTAAATTGATGACGCTTATTGATGTATCGGATAAGTACGATATCAAAGTATCGACATTGATTACTAGGTACGACAGAGGGGCGAGGGGGAAAGATTTAATACAAAATGTAGTAAAGCCTAAGAAAGTAAAGGTTGACGGCAAAATGATGACTGTTAGCGAAATAGTTAAAAAGTACAACCTAAGCAAAGGACTACTTAATTACAGAATAGCAAAAGGGTTAACGGGCGATGCGCTTATTGCGCCACCACAAGAAAAACCCCCTTCTAAATACACTGAATATGAAAATGAGCAGATGAAAAAGAAAGGGCTCACGCCTGAAATAGTTAGAAACAGAGTTGCGAAGGGTTGGGAGATGTCGGAAGCAATCGATGCACCTTTCGGCATGAAGCTAAACGACTATAGAGAAATACAAATAACAAAAACTTTGGAGCGAGAGCGTGAAATGGCTAGGCAACGACGTAAAGAAGCTGAGCTAAGAAGAAAGAAGCCACATTTGTTTAATGTACCTCAAAAACATTCACGTGATCCGTACTGGTTCGATGTCACTTATAACCAAATGTTTAAGAAATGGCAGGAAGCATAAATGCCTAAAACAGATAACGCACGCAAAGAATACCTAAATCAATTCTTTGGATCTAAGAGATATCTGTATCAGGATAACGAGCAAGTGGCACATATCCATGTAGTGAATGACACTTATTACTTTCATGGGCATATCGTACCAGGTTGGCAAGGTGTTAAAAAGACATTTGATACTGCTGAAGAGCTCGAAATATATATAAAGCAACATGGTTTGGAATACGAGGAACAGAAGCAACTAACTTTATTTTAGAGGAGATGGAAATGATGAAAATCAAAATTAAAAAAGAAATGAGACTAGATGAATTAATTAAATGGGCGCGAGAAAATCCGGAACTATCACAAGGGAAAATATTTTTTTCAACAGGATTTAGTGATGGATTCGTTCGTTTTCATCCAAATACAAATAAGTGTTCGACGTCAAGTTTTATTCCAATTGATATCCCCTTCATAGTTGATATTGAAAAAGAAGTAACCAAAGATACGGTATTTGATAAGTTGTTTGAAGTGTACGAGTTTCAAGAAGGAGATTATACCGCTATATCACACGCTAATATTAGTATAAACAAACGTTTAGATGAACATTGTTTCCCTATCAAAGCATTCTATATCTTAAACGACGACCTAACTATGACATTAATCTGGAAAGATGGGGAGTTGCTAGTATGATGTTGAAATTTAAAGCTTGGGATAAAGATAAAAAAGTTATGAGTATTATTGACGAAATCGATTTTAATAGTGGGTACATTTTGATTTCAACAGGTTATAAAAGTTTCAATGAAGTAAAACTATTACAATACACAGGATTTAAAGATGTGCACGGTGTGGAGATTTATGAAGGGGATATTGTTCAAGATTGTTATTCGAGAGAAGTAAGTTTTATCGAGTTTAAAGAAGGAGCCTTTTATATAACTTTTAGCAATGTAACTGAATTACTAAGTGAAAATGACGATATTATTGAAATTGTTGGAAATATTTTTGAAAATGAGATGCTATTGGAGGTTATGAGATGACGTTCACCTTATCAGATGAACAATATAAAAATCTTTGTACTAACTTTAACAAGTTATTAGATAAACTTCACAAAGCATTAAAAGATCGTGAAGAGTACAAGAAGCAACGAGATGAGCTTATTGGGGATATAGCTAAGTTAAGAGAGCGTAACGAAGAGCTGGAGAACATGTGGCGCACAGTCAAAAATGAATTGCTTGGAAGATACGAATTTTACCGTTTTAGACTTAACGAACTACAGATTGAGAGTAGAGCGAACAAGGCAGTAGCTATAAACATGGGGGCTAAAATCAACGCAAGTGCTATATTGTACCGAATGGACAAATTAGACGGAACAAATGAGTTCTACGAATTTTTAGGACAAATGGAGGATGACACTAATGAATAACCGTGAACAAATAGAACAGTCCGTTATAAGTGCTAGTGCGTATAACGGCAATGACACAGAGGGATTACTAAAAGAGATTGAGGACGTGTATAAGAAAGCACAAGCGTTTGATGAAATACTTGAGGGTTTACCTAATGCTATGCAAGATGCACTCAAAGAAGATATTTATCTTGATGAAGCAGTAGGGATTATGACGGGTCAAGTTGTCTATAAATATGAGGAGGAACAGGAAAATGACTAACACATTAACAATTGATCAGTTACAAGAGTTATTACAAATACAAAAGGAGTTCGACGATAGAATACCAACTAGAAATTTAAATGACACAGTAGCTAGTATGATTATTGAATTTGTAGAGTGGATTAACACACTTGAGTTTTTTAAAAATTGGAAGAAACAACCAGGTAAGCCATTAGATACACAATTAGATGAGATTGCTGATTACTTAGCTTTCAGTTTGCAATTAACT